TGGCGAAACCAACTCGGGATGGATCCACTGCAGCTGGATACCAGAAGGCAGACGTGCATCATTCTTACATGCATATAGATCAGAAGGTAAAACAAAATATAAACCTATACTTGGTAAGGCAAAAGATATATTTATTATGTAAATGAATTTAAAAGTTGTTGATAACTTCCTGCCAGAAAAGTTACATAAAAAAATGGTGAAGAAGTGGTCGTAAATAGTGTTGATAATAGATTTGTAACTTTTGACTCGAATATAAAACATAAAGTCGTGTATCAAACAGATACTTGGCGCAGAATAGTGATTAATATGAATTATTTTTGCTAGATTAAAATAAATGATTTAGTGAT